GCCGTTAGCGGCTTCAAATTCAAAGGAGAAAATATTATGAGTACGGCACAAGGCGCGGCTACAGGCGCGGCGGCAGGCACAATGATAGCACCCGGCGTAGGAACAGTAATTGGAGCCGGACTAGGGGCTATTTCCTCGGCATTCGGACAATCAAGCGCCAATAGAGCAAATCGGAAAGAAGCAAAGCGGCAAAGAGAATGGCAAGAAAGAATGTCAAACACCGCACACCGGCGTGAAGTAGCTGATTTAAAAGCGGCAGGACTGAACCCTATATTAAGCGCGACAGGCGGTAAAGGAGCGACGACAGGCTCGTCACCTATTCCTAAGATGGGAAACGTAGGAGAAGCGGCGTTAAGAGGCACTTCAGGCGGTCTAGCGGCGGTGTCTGCAAAAGCTATGGCACAGATCGCTCGCAACTCCGCGAAAAGAGATCAGGACAAACAAGATTACTGGGATGAAAACAAGGCAACATTGGTTCCCATTGGAACGGCAAAAGATCAAGGAGTTACAGATCCGACTGCAATCGGGCTTAGTGCTGTAAATTCAGCAAAGAACCCGACTTTCTCAGATAGAGTCAAGCGATGGCAGAAAGACAACAACTTCTACTGGGGAAAAGCCAACCCGCAATACAACAAAAACATGGAAACGGCGCGCGGACTATTCAATGGCAATAAGCGCGGCATCACAACGCCGGAAGGCAGAAAAATAAGGATAAACCAATGAGAAAGCATAAATTAAGTCCACGAGCGTCTAAGCGTTCGTTCCGTAGAGGTACTAAGACCAATCGGCGCAACTCTACAGCAAGTAAACCCAAGCGTGGCGGGATTCGCCTCTAATGGGTTGTAATAATCCGCTTTCAGGGTGGAGAGCCAAGAAGCAAAACGAGACCACCGGGAAGTATCCGGTGGTCTTTTGTGGTTCTCAAGGCAATCGAAAGATGGAAATGACGGTTCCTTGCGGCAAATGCGCGGCATGTCACAAACAAAGAACCCAAAATTGGGGAATAAGAGCAATGCACGAAGCATTGCTACATGATCAAAACAGCTTCATTACATTAAGCTATAATGACAAACACCTTCCCTCTGGCGGATCCCTCCGCCCGGAGGACTTTACCCTATTCATGAAAAAACTTAGGTATCATTGCGAGCCGCAAAGGATCCGATACCTAATGTGCGGCGAATACGGAGAAAAAAAACATCGGCCGCACTATCACCTTCTTCTGTTCGGGTATCAATTCCCCGATTTAAAACTATACAGAATAACGAAAAACGGAGACATACTATACAACTCCGCACAACTTCACAAAATATGGGGCAAAGGATTTGCCCCCATAGGCAACGTCACGCTAGCAAGCGCGCAATACGTTGCAAAATACATCAACAAAATTCCCGAGGACAAACCCGGAGTAGAAAGACCATACAACAATTCATCACGAAATCCGGGTCTCGGCATACCATTTCTAGAAAAAAACTACAGAGACATATACAATCATGACTATCTAATGCTCGATAAACGTAAATATAAGCCTCCCAGAGCATACGATAAATGGCTCGAAGCGAATGATCCCGACTGGTACAAGGAAATTAAACACGCTCGTCGGGTCTATCGAAAAAATAAACTAGACAAGCATCAGCAGGATATGCAAGGGATAGCTTCAGAGACAATCATCAATCAAAATCAGGCAATAAGGGAATATGAATATGCAGAACATTAAAAAACTACTCGGCAACATCTATTTCAACATCATCGGCGCACTAGCGATAGTCGATAAGGTAATACACGTCATTTTGGATAACATCCAATAAAAGCAAAAACCTAGCCGTCGGGCAGACGGCAGATCAAATACGGAGAAAAACTAATGGAAACAGCTCACACAACCTCACCAGAGGACAAGCACACAACCTCGCCAGAGGACAAGCAAAGCGGGGGCAAGGGGATGCAATCCCCCAAACCAAACACAACTACACTACATCCAAACCACACACCAATGGCTCAGGGAGCGATTAGCGAAACTAAGTCGGTTCCTGAGCCTAAAATGTACCGTCAAGGTACAAATCACTTCAAAGCCGTAAGGCTTCACGAGGCGATCTTCATGCTCGCCTCTACCCAGATGCTACTAAATAAAGCATCACTCTCAGACGAGGATCCTTCCCCGGAACTCGTCGACATAATCACTAACTCAAAGCTCCCCCTGTTTGAAATACAGGGAGACAAACAAATACATCTCTGCTCGGCAGAAGAATTAAAACCATTAGCGGACCTAATGGAAAAAACCGATACCCAGATTCGTAAGAAGCTGGAAACACTACTAAAAATCATCAAAATAAGGAACGAACATGCCAACGCAAACAAAACCTCCAGTAGTACAGAGAAAGCGTCCTAAACTCGCGTGTGGACCAACCCGGGTTGTCAAAGATCCAACTGATATTTCAGATATAAATGAAATCATCAGACGTTCAAAAATAAGCGGAACGCTAGTAAATCCACAACAAGTCAACCCTAACCGTCAAGCGGTTTTCGGTGACTTCTCAAGCGGCGCGGATTTTGAAGATACCAATCTTAAAATCGCGGCAATCAACAATGAGTTTCAGCAACTCACAGCAGATCAACGTGAAGCGTTCAACAATGATCCTGCAAACCTATTGGATGCTCTAAGCAATCCAGATCCGGAAATCATCAAAGCACTAGCAGAAATCGGACTTCAGTCCATTCATGAACTACCGGCAGAACCAGAACCCGCACCTGCGGTCGATCCAGTCGATCCACCTCCGGTGGAGTAGTTGGCCTTTCTAAATTCTTGATACTCTAAAGGCCAACTGACAAAACACCCAAAAATAAGGAAAAATCAATGAGTTACAAAATGCAGAAAAGGAACAGTCCGAAACAACACAATTTTGCCGAAGTTCCGGCGGCAGATATACAAAGATCGAGCTTTAATCGATCCCATACTCACAAAACGTGCATGGATGCAGGATACCTCTACCCCATATATGTCGATGAGTGCCTTCCGGGCGATACATTCAAAATGAATACCTCGGTATTTGCTAGGATGGCAACGCCGCTTTTTCCTGTCCTTGACAATGCGGTTATGAGCGTACACTTCTTCGCTGTTCCGAAGCGTTTGCTTTGGGACAATTTCGAGAAATTCATGGGCGCACAAGAAAACCCTGGCGATTCAACTTCATTCAATATTCCAGAAGTGCAAATGCCTGCTTCGGGAGTTGGCGTCAATTCATTTGAGGACTATATCGGAATCCCTCTAGGCTATGAAGGCAATGTCAATTCATGGTGGCATCGAGCATACCCGAAAATTTGGAATGAGTGGTACAGAGACGAGAACTTGCAGGACAGCGAGACTGTGCCACTAGATGATGGTCCAGATCCGGCAGTAACTTCTCGGCTCTTAAAGCGCGGCAAGCGTCATGATTATTTTACATCATGTCTGCCATTCGCACAAAAAGGACCGGCGGTTGATTTACCGTTGGGAACTACGGCGCCCGTTGTCGGTGATGGTAATATTCCTTTACTCGATATTAATGGAACAGACGAAGGACTAGCAAAAACATTTGTAGTCAATAGCCAGTATGCGTTTACTACATCAAACTCAACGACAGCTGATGCTAGTCCGTTATTCAGCACAACTCAAACGGGTTTGCAAGCTGATCTGTCCAATGCAACTGCGGCGACAATCAATTCATTACGTATGGCTTTTCAGCTTCAACGTATGTACGAGCGCGATGCGCGAGGCGGTACAAGGTACATCGAGGCAATTAAAGCGCATTTCAATGTGACTTCGCCCGATGCACGTTTACAGCGTTCAGAATTTTTGGGTGGTGGAAAGATCAACCTATCCATAAATCCAGTACCTAACACAGCCGGTCCGGATTTCTTTGCCGGTGAAGGCAGAGTAGGTGATTTATCAGGCGTTGGAACAATCGCCGGTTCTGGAATGGGCTTCAATAAGTCATTTACTGAGGATATGATCGTAATGGGAATCGCGTGTATTACTTGCGATCTCACTTACCAGCAAGGCTTAAATCGTATGTTCTCGCGTAGAACACGTTTCGACAACTACTTCCCTGCTCTCTCACATCTGGGTGAACAGGAAGTGCTTAATAAGGAGATCTATGCAGACAATTCAGCGGCAGACGATGAGACATTCGGGTATCAAGAGCGGTATGCGGAATACAGATATTATCCTTCGAGGATCTCGAGCATCATGCGCTCAACGGCTGCAAACTCGTTGGATGCGTGGCATTACTCTCAAGAGTTCGCGAGCCTCCCGACACTTAGCGCGGATTTTATTGAGGAAAATCCTCCAATCTCCCGCGTCATAGCGGTGCAAAGCGAGCCAGAATTTATAGTTGATATGTACTTCAACCTCATCTGTGATCGCCCGATGCCGGTCTACTCCGTACCGGGTCTAATTGATCACTTCTAAGCAGTAACGACTA